AACCGGCCGTTGATCGACTCCATGAAATCTCCGCCGATGAAGGGAAGGCCGTTAAACAAAAATACTGGAGTTGGGATGGCCGCTCCCGATCCAGTAGGATCGATGATCTGGACTGTTGGAGCAGAAGTGTAATTTTGCCCGAAGGAATTCATCACGATGGCGAGAATCGAACCCAGTCCATCGGTCGATAGAACCGCCGTTGCCGAAGCCCCCGTTCCGCCTCCGCCGATAAATGCGACTGTCGGCGCTGAGTAATTGGTCCCACCCGGAATGCCTGTATTCATTCCGGCCACGCCTGTATAGGCGCTGATCTCCTGCACGGTATAACCATTGGGATTGGTTGAAAGAATTCCTACGGCGACGGCAACTTGCCCTGTAATGGTAAGTGGGAATGTCGCTCCACCATTCAGGTTCACGATAGGCGGAGAGATGTACGTCCCACCCGCTGTCACCGAAACGGCAGTCAGGCTATTGCCTGCGATCGTTGCCGTGCCTGTAGCGCCCGATCCCCCGCCATCAGAGAAAACGACTGTAGGAGTCGAAGAAAAATATCCGCCCGGATTCAAGACTTCTACCGAATCGATGGCGAATGTCGGCCTCAAAGCATAGAGACCCAATAGAGACGCCGATGAAAAATAAAGTGTGTTTCCAATCACACACACGCCGAATCGCGCATACCGTGGATAAGGAGTTGGGAAGGTAAAGATTTTTGCGAACGTCTTTTGAGCCGAAATCGTCAGGGGATTGATGTAATCGAGGTAGACCGCAAAATTCGTGATGATGACGGTCGGGCCTTGCTGCGATCCGGGTTGCTGCAAATTGCCGAAAGCGCAGACGTTCTCGCCACCCGAAAAGATAGGCAGTGTGACGGAAAGACCACTGGTCCCAGTGACATTAAAAAGTGCGGGCGCCGGTTGGAGACGCCCGCGAACTGCCATTGCCGTACAGGAAGAACAGGCCCCGAAGGGAATCTGCGAGGAAGGTGCGGAGGTTACAAGGCCAGGCCAGGGTTGATTGTAGTCGCATTCAAGGTAGCCGACTGGACGCTTCTGAGTGTAGCCGCCCACATTACCTGCCTCCGCCGACCGAGATTGTGACTACAGAACTGGTGCCCAATCCGCCCGATGCGATCACAATTCCGTTCACCCATCCGAGCGGCCCGACGCGGTACTCAAGCGTGCCCGCATCGGCTGTCCAGTCAACCAGTGTCTTGCCGTTCAAGTCTTTGATAACCACGTGATCCGCCGCAGTCGATTCGGTGATGTTGAGATTCGTCACCTTGACGCGGGTCATGGTCGCGGACGTGAAAGGCGCAGTGTCAATACGCCAGTTGGTTGAAGTGATGTCATTTGCCATTCTTGGCGTCCTCAGCCGCTTCTCTCGCTGCCGTGCATACGTGCTGCAACTTCTCGACGTTGGCCTTGTACATCCCACAGTGAATGCACGCACCATCCTTACCGTATTCGTGAGCGGTCGATGGTTTGCCTTTTTGCGCCATTAGTTGAAGTTGAACGTGCAGTTCAAAGCTACGCCGTAAATCGAAACTCCACCGGCTCCGGGAGTGATCGCCCAGGTAATGACCGGCAGATGATCTTGAGCGGTCAGATAAGCCGGGGTCGTCAAAGGTACCGTCGTCGCGTAGGGCGTTGCCGCCGCGGCGGTCTGCATGCCATTCGTTGCCGCCGCGAGAAGTGTGTTCGCTACCACCGCCGTCGCATTCGCATAGACGAAATCAATCACGCCTACTGTATTGACGGTCGCAGCGTTGGTGGTGATGAGGTAGTTGAACGTCACCGAGTTGATCTGGATTCCCTTGGGCCGCGCGGCAGTGACCGGAGTAAATTGCGTGACGCCAGTAAAAGGAGGAGGGCCGGAGACGCCGGCAGGAGTCGTGAACGTGGCCGGAGGGGATGCCTGACCGCGCGCGCCCGGAGGCGGCGTGGTCGTGAATGTCGAAATGCTCGCGCCGAATGCTTCCTGCAAATCATCCTGCATGCCGGAGCGATAAACCAGTTTGTCGAGCGGAATCTGGAGAACATTCGCCGCGGAGGCAGTCGGGGTGCCGATGAGGCCGAGCGTTGAGGAGAAAGTAACCGGCAAAGCTCCGGTCGTCGGAGTCATGCCGAGCACAGAGATGGGAATAACCCCATCCACCATGCCCTGATCTTGCAACCACCGCTTCTGCGTCCTGCTCATTTTTACCTCCCACCGTCCGTTAGGATCGGCACATGGGTTAGTTGAGGTTTCGTTATGACTGCTTCGCTGGCGTGAGCAATTCTCTGCTCAGAACTTTGCGATGATCCTCATCGATCTGGTTGATCATGGTCTTCATCTCATCCTCGTAGGAATAAATCTCCGTCTGTGGCTTTCCTACAAGCGCACCAGTGTCATCGTTCCTGCCGAGCACCGGCTTGGTGATGAGATTCGACAATGACTTCAAATTCTGCATCAGAAGAACTCCACATCCTCGTCCGGCTGGTTCGGCTCGCTCAGCTTCGGGTGCGGTTGAAGGTCACTTGTATCTTGCGAAATATGCCTCGCAATGTCCGCGTCGCGTGAACCGAGCAATCCAAAATTTCCACCTGTCACTGTGTCAGAAAACTCAGGGCTGACCAGCATTCCTTGTTCCCACAGCATATTGTCTAGGTTGGATTTAATTCCGCTCCTGAAACAATACGCATAGGCTCCATGATCGCCGAGAAACTTGTTGGGCCATCCCTTGCCGAAGCTCATGGTTTACGGCCCTGCCGAACCGAAGGTGTTGATCCACGTATCGGCTCCGGCCGAGAATCTCGAAATCGCCAGGAACTTCAAAGCCTGCTGATCGAAGTCGCGGTCGTAGTCGCCGTAGATTGGTTGGCGCTCATAGAACATCAGACGGTGCTCGTCCTTGTTTCCCGTCAGGAACCAGTACGAAGGCGATGTGAAGTAGTGGCCCACATCGTAAGTGAGGCCGGCCGAAACCAGCGCATTGACTTCGTTGTCGGAGGTGTAGGGCTTGCCGCTCGACCCGAGAAGCTCGATTGCGATGTACTCAAGCTCCGGAGGAATCCTCAAGTGCTTGGGCTTGGTAGCAACCGGAATGCCACGGGCATTGGGCATCCGCTGGAAGGTCATGGTCGCATACTGAAGAGCGGTGAAGCTCAGATCGGCGTCAGTCGCCGGCCGGTTGGGGTAAGTGCCCGCCGCGGTAGAGAAGTTGCCGACGCCCGGCGCGATGTTGGTTGCGGTCACACCGCCGAGAAGGGGATGCTGGTTATTGAACAGCGATACGCCGTCATCGGTGATCGTTCCTGTCGAGGAGAAGCCGAGATTGAACACGTTGCCCGCCGTCTGCTCCTGCGCGAAGATGTGGCCCTGCACAAGACCTTTGGGCGATTGCTCCATCATGCCGGTCTGGTCGTCCTGCATCAACTCGTAGCTCATGCGCACGCCGAGGCCGAATGTCTGATGGATGTAACGCCTGGTGCCGCCCTGGATCAGGTAGTCGTAGTAGACCGGCTGGCCTTCATTCTTCGGCTGCGCGGGGCCGGTTCCGGCATAGTGAACGGCGTCCTCGTAAGCCTTCTTGGAGGGTAGAACATTCATCATCCCGCGAAACTCCACACGCCGTTGCTGGAGATCGAGAAACTCGATGAAGTTGTGTGCGACATCGACGGACATCGCCTGATAGAACTGATTCCTCACCATGGTCACTTCAGTACCCTCCCGGCATCAAAAGCCGTTACTGCAATCCCTGAATCACTGCCGTGTTGAACACAACCCAGATGCGGCCGTAGTTCTGCTGCGTGGTCGTCGATCCTGCGACCAGATCGAGCGGGTTGATCCCCACCACGTTCACATCGTTGTACGATCCCGCATTGACTTCGGCGAGATCGGCATACCACCAGCCGTTGCCATCCTTGTTCAATGCGATGGTCGAGCCGATCAGCGAGGTCGTCGCGTTGTAGGTCGATCCGGTCGAATTATCGACCTGAATCTCGAAGATGGTGTCGAGTGTGGCGACATAAACCACCGCCAGACCATCGGCGAACGGAGCGCCGTGGTAAATAGAGTAGGCGTTCGGCTGATTGACCACATCCTGCACCGCCCCGAGAGCGCCAGGATAGCCAACCGATCCGAACAGAGGAGAGGCGCCGGCACCATTGGTGCCGTAATTCCTGCCCTTCAAGGCCGTCACGCCGAGCGCGATCAGTTGCGTCGATCCGTTCGATGGCGTCGAGGCAATGATGTAGCCGGAGGTTCCGCCGGAAGTGGACTTCTGCACGGGCGTACCCGGTTGCCAGGTCTGTCCAGAGGCTTCGAGGTAATCGAAGATTTTCTCTTGATTGCCGCTGATCGTCGAAACGACCTGCATGGGGAGATGCGTAGAAAGACCGACTGCCATGGTGTGCTCCTATCCGTTTGTCGGAATCATCGTTACCGGGCCGACGCCTGAGAACTCGCTGGCCTGTGGCGTGTAGTAATAGCCGACTTTGCCATCACCCGCTCCGCCGATCTGAGATTCTGCCTTGCTCATGTAGCTGGATTTTCCGCCCAGAACCTTGGCCATCTCCATCCACTGCGCATACTTGCGGAAGAGTTTGGCCTTGTGAATCTTCATCAGGATCAGATCGCCCTCGCGGATACAGCCGTCGTCGTCGTTGATGTTCTTGGCGACCAGCTCGCAATCCTCGACCTTGGCCGGGATGAATCCGAGGGCGCGGGCTTCATTGACCCGCTGACCGTCGCGGGCCTTGCAGTTGAACCAATGACCGGCCCACTGCGGGTCTTTGAAGATGACGGTGAGATTCTGAGGCAGGCGGCCGGAGGAAAGATCGGCGAGATTGACTGGCAGGTTGTAGAAATCCTGCTCCGTCATCTTCTCGATTGGCTTGGGCAAAATGACTACTTCGCCGTCCAGTGTGTATTTGTAGAGCATCCGCCCATCGCCGCCGAGAAATGCTCCATCCTGCGGCTTGTCGTTGGCGCCGGGAGCGTGCGACGGAATGCCTTGAGGCGCTGAAACGGTGCTGGCGTTGACCTGGGCGAGTAAATCTTTGGGATCGATGGTGTCTTTAGGCGACATTCTTCACCGCCGCCTTGTAACGCTCGATGTCGATTGGCTCGCCATCGACAGCCATCAGTTTGTTGATTGCCGCGGCCCTGTCGAGTGGAATGCCGCGCTCCTTCAACCGCGCCGCGACTTCCGGATCGAATCCTCTGTTCGGGTCCGTCACATCGCCGCTCGCATTCGGCGCGAAGCTCGATCCGCCCATGAGCGAGGGATAAGAACCGCCTTCAAGCTCGCCCTTCATGTACTTGTCGCCGACGAAGGTGCGGATCATCCACGGCCAGAATCCGGCAGTGCCTCTCTGTTCGGCGGGGAACTTTGAAGCCGACTCAAGCAACTGAGTACCGAATTTCTGGAAGACGCCGGGATTTTCCTGCCGCGCGCGAATCTCCATCAAACCGGCTTGAGCTTCAAGAGCCGTCTTCTGCGTTCCGGCTGTGGCGCGGGCAACAAATCCTGCCGGGTCGGTCAAAACCTGTGTCGTGGGGTCATTCTGGTCGGCGAGAACGGCGGGGTCGGGTACGGGGTCAGGGCCTTTGGTCAGTTTGGCCAGCGCGCCCTGAATCTCGGCGAGGGAGCCTTTCAACCCATCAACGGCATCGGTCGCCGCCTTGAGGTCGTCCTTGGTAGCGGCTGAGTCGAGTTTCGACTTCAAATCTTCCGGTTTCATGCCGAGTATCTCTTCGGCTGAAACACCCTTATTGTTGCCCCACGCCATCCGTTACCCCCTGATTTGATAGCAAAGCACTTTTCTTTCACTACGTCAACAACGATTTAACCATACCCAGTCGCGCCACGGTCTTTTGATGCTGTTTGCTTGCCCTGTTCGGCGGCGATTTGACCCTCGACCGATCCCGGAAGAGCCAGAATGACCCTAGCTACCGCGACCATGCCACGCAGGTAATCGACATCCCTCACTTCGCACTTTTCGCCGAGCATTTTCTGAATGCCGTTCGCCAGAATTCCCCGTAGATACGGGTCGATTCCCTTCTTCCACTCGTCCTGAGACAGATAGACCCGCATCGACTCAAGACGCGATGCAATGGCCTCGTTCCACTCTTTCGATCCGGCCTTCTGCATCAGTTCCGCGAAGTCGATTTCTTTTTTCATTAGCTGTACCAGTTTTCCACGCCAAAATCATCGGCGGTGATCGAAACCCATTCCCATGAAAAAATCAGCCGCCTCACGATCTGCTCCATAGAATTGCATCCACGTTGTCCCTGTAGAAGTCGGGCACATACTGTACCGGGATAAATCCGCACTTTTTGAGAACGTAGGCACTGGCCCTGTTGTCGAGCGTGGTGTGGGCTTGAATCAATCGGCATCCGATGGTTTCCAGTCTGGAGACCCTGGTTTGCACCATTTTTATTCCGATGCCACGACCACGATATTCGGGGAGAACGGCGTTTGAGTAGAGATAGCCTACGCCGAACGCATTGCGGGCAAGCGAGTATCCAACCATCTCGTCGCCGACAAAAGCACCGAGACGACAGGGCGACATACGAACGATGTCTGGAATTTCTTCGGTCGAGAATCTGCTCTCATCGCGAAAGCACGCCTTCTCTATAAAATCAATGCGATCAAACAACACATCGCCGATCTCGGAAATTACCTTAACATCGTAATCGCACGCTATTGGACTCATTGAATCGGCGCTCCCTCAGCCGGTGCGGGTTGCGGCGGTGCCTGTGGTGGTTGACTACCAGCCTGGGCCGGTAATTGCGGCTGCTGCGGCTGCATCGGCAACGCGCCCGACTTCATCATCTGCGCGATCTCCTGCGCCGCTGCGTGCTTCGCCATCTCGTGCGCGGCCATCGACCTTACCTCTGCCGATGCGGGAGTGGGATTGATGATCGAAGGATCATTGATGCCGAAATCCTTGTCGATCTTCGCCATCAAAGCATTGGCGGCGATGAAGGTCTGCCACAGATAATCTTTCTGGTCAGGAGACAGCATCGGACTCTGAAGAGCCTGCATGATCTGCGCCTGCTGCTGCCAGTGCGCCCGGTGATTGTTCAATAGAAGCATTTCATTCTGCTTCTCGACTTCTTTGTTGATCGAGCCTGTCGCAGCTCTAATCGGCAGAGCCAAACGCCGCTGCTTCACATTTTCCAGAGCTTCTTTCAGATACTTCGACTGCTCGCCGAAGATTCTCAGGTCTTTCGGAGAAATACCGAACTCAGCGTCGTACATGGTCTTCAATCTGCCCAGGCAATAGTGCGCGTGCTTGAAGCCGGTCTTACTCAGATTCGACCGTGTGTCGCCCTCCTGCATGACGGCGTAGGTTCCCATGGCCGAGTACGCATTCTTCTTGTTGATCGTGCCCGATCCCTGGCCAGCGGATGAAGGGCCGATGCCGGCGCGGTCCTGCGCCAGTTGCAGGGTCATCATCTCATCCTTGATGGTCTCGTTCGCCGTGCGGCCCATGGGGATAACTTCTAAAGACCCATCTTCACCGGGCCAGATGGCGTTCGGATAAACCGAGAATTGCGAATCGACCTGCGTCCCGCCGCCGATCCTGTAGATGTTGCAGTTGGCGAGCGTCGAAGCGTCACCGCGGCGGTTATGAATCGCCGACACTTCCTCCTGATAGTCCTTCAACATCTCGCAGAAACCGAACCCGTAAGAGCGTTCGCCGTCATAACCCAAAACCGCTTTGACGTAGGGAATCGAGTTATCGGGAAGCCAGTTGAAAACAGCCTTCAGCGTCTTTTTGGTTTGCAGATGGTAGGTCCAGATCAGTTGAAATCGCTTGCCCTGAACGACATAAGGAAACCAGCACTCGTACAAATCCCACTCCGCAGCAGCATTTCCTCCTGCGGCTCCGGACTGTATCCCCTGATCGCGCTGCATGTCCTGCTCGGTCTTTTCCGGGCCTTGCCTGTCGGGATTCTTCAAGAGTTCCGTTATCACCGCGCGGTCGTAGGTCTTGTCGGCCTTCATCATCTCAAGATCGAAACGCGAGACCTTGGCTCTCTGCGCGCTGAATGGACTTCTTTCGATCTCTGAAACCGTGAGCGGAATCAAAAAATCCTCGAACAATAACGGATAGGCGGCCGGCCCGTCGTGTCTTGTAAAGTTCTCGAACACGATCCCGCCGTCCGACTGACTTGCCGCGACTTTCTCGACCGTCCTTTCCGGCATCAACTTGATCGCGCCCATGCCGTATCTGATGGCAGTCGATCCCCACGCCTGGTACTTGGGAATCAGATTCAAATAGCCGGGTTCCATTCCCGTAAAGCCAAGCCAATCCTGAAGAGCCTGACGTTGCTCTTCGGCGTGCTCTTCGCGTTTCCAATTGCCGATGACTCCGACTTCCCATAGAGGATCAATGCCGAAAATCGACATCAGCCATTTGGCGAGCATCTGATCGGTGAACGCTCCCACCAACTGCACAACGACATTCGAGGCATTCTGCCAGGGAAAGGATTTGTATTTTTCTCTCGGCTGTCCGGTGTAGACTCTCCGCCATTGCGTGATCTTCGACTCTCTCAAATCGCGAAGCTGCGGCACGAGACCTTCAAGCCGCTCGGAGACGTACTTCTCGATGTCTTTGTAGGTAAGGGAGTCCTTCGACCACTGCTTCGAAATAGGGAGTTCGACGGGAAGCGGCATCAGTACCCCGCGACGGAGATGTTCTGCATCGTCTGCGACCGGCGTTTCAATTCCTCGCGCACAAAGTCTCTTGCGCCGAGCCTCGAACCTTGCCCGAAAGTCTGCGGGCTGTAGCCGATCACGTCAAGTATATCCATGAATCGGCCATTGGGGTACTGTTCATATTCCTCCATGAACTGCTCGCATCCGACTCTCGGCACCCAGAACAGGCCGTTTTCATACACCGGCTCCATGCCGATGATCCGGTCATGCTTGGCGCCGGCGGTTCTTGGAGTGTTCAATTCCCTGATGCCGAACGACGCCTCCGGCCCCATCGATTTCAGCTTGTCGCGGAACAGATAGTACCATCCCTGCTGACCCGCGACCTTCGATTCAAGGTAGACGTGGTGGACCTTCCACTTGACGGCCAATCCCCTCGATCCCGGCCTGATCCCAACCAGCTTGTCGATCATCTCGTCGAAACTTCCGGACGATGCCCACGATTCGAGCAAATAGATTCTCCTCGGAGCCGGCGGGCGATTGTAATAGCCCAAAACCACAATCGCATTTCTCGACCGTCCTCCCAGGCCTTCCGAGTGTGTCGGATCGAGAATCGCTACACGGTCTAAATCCCCAGCCCTGATGTCCTCCAGCACTTCCCCGGCCTGTGCTTCGTGCCTCATCGCCATCTTGAGTCTTACCGGAATCGCCCCTGCGGCTTCGGCCCTGTCTTGCTCGATCTCCTTCGAGGTGAGATTGGGATTCATGCCGAGCTGCTGAGAATTCGCAACCGTGATCTTCTGGCCCTCCCATGGAACGCGCTGGTAGTGACGTAACCACGACCGCTTGAACCTGACCGCCTCCGGGCTTATGGGATTGTTTTCGTACTGCGCGCTGAAGTGGTAAGCTCCCCACATCTTCCTGAGTTCCGCGATCTTCTCAAGGGAAAACTCTTCAGGAAAGATGCTCACGCCCGCCGGGTGCATGGGGCAACATCCCCCACTGATCGAGTGAGTGATGAATTTGAGGCTCGACGAATACTCGCGGCGCAAAAATGCCCCCACATCCCTCTCCGACCAGCGATTGCCGATGAACAACTGATCCGCGAGCCGGTTGGG